AGCTGTTTGTGTAACATAATTACGCCAAGAGGAACTATATCAGCAGTAGCTACAGATTGAACAGGATAATTGACTATCTGTGTCTTAACAGATGCTTTCCCCTGCTTAGTACGATATACATTAGGGAACTTAAACTGCCTACCTGTAGCAGTAGTAATAGTTTCATTTTGTATAGCTTCATCCTGAAGTCTTTCATGCCAGTTGAATACTCCTGAGTATTTTCCAAAGAACTCTTGAAAGTATACCCTTTGTGCGAATGTACCCTGCGTTCCTCCGTAAAGAGGTCTGAACGTAGATGCCTTGGCAGCTCCTCTATCTGTTGGTTCACCGTTTTCAGTGAGTACTTTTGCCGTGTAAGAATGGACATCGAACCCCTCCTCTACTTCCTTTTTAATTGTCTCATCCTTGGCTAGGATACCTGCTACCCTAAACTCTAGCTGAGAATAATCTACCTCAAGCAACTGTCCATCCTTAAATCTACTCACAAACGCTTTTCTAACAGGAAACAACTTTCCTTTGGGCATATTCTGTAAATTAGGGTTACTACTACTCAATCTACCTGTAGCAGTAGTACACTGATTAAAGTTAGCATGAAGTATATTATCTGTACTATTAACCATGTTCTTGAATATTCCTTCTATGAAAGAACTTCTGTATGTATCAATAGCAGATAATCTTATTAAAGAGTTCAGAAACTTCTTGACTTCTTGATTGCTCTGTCCTCTCTCTAGTTCTACGAGTGTATGTTTGTCTGTCTTAAATCCTCCTGCCGATGCTAGAGCAAGTGTAGGATTAACCTTTAGTCCTGCAATCTCTCCTAGCTCTTTGTAGATAAAGCCAGTACCTTCACAATGCACACACTTAGTTGTATTCTTATATGGTGTACCATCCTTCTTATATTTCTGTATGGTTCCCTTTCCATTACAAAACAAACAGCGTTTAGCTTGGGTCTTGAACGTGGGAACAAAACATTCATCAATACATCTAACAAAACCTGACTCCATCATCTTAGGTCTACGCTTTGGTTTACCCCTAACATCTACCCCAATGTTCATGACATCACGCCAAGTTTTTTTGTCTTTTAACTTGTATGAATAAATAACCTGAGACAATTGTTCTGGTGAACTAAGATTGATTGGTGTGTCACCTACCAGTTTTTTAACTGTATTATTAAGATACTCAGTCAACTCTGCCTGTTCTACTTGGTAGTCATGGTCAACCTTATGCATCTCAGCAGTATCAATAGCCATACCTGATCGCTCTATGTCAGTGAGAACATCACAGAACTCACACATAAGATCTCGTATTGGTATCAGGGATTCATTATCCTTTTCAGAAAATCTATCTTCTTGTTTTTGAAATACTTCGGCAGTAGCAGTAACATCAGAGTACAGGTAATCTATTTGATCTTTTTCAGACATATCACTATAATTTAAACCTTGACTAAAAGCATCTCCAAGAGATTCTTCTTTACGAGTAACATTGTATTTCTCTGCCAAGGCTTTTAAACTTAACTTATCTCGTATACCTTTGTTTAGTACATACTCACTAATCATGGTATCAATAATCTTTGATCGACAATCTATGCCCACCTCACGCAACCAAGCTACATCAAACTTAGCATTGTGAGCGACTACATACTTAGCATCTTCAAGTACTTCTTTAAAGTATTCTAAATCTTTTTCTACAGAAGACTCCTCGTATTCCCATTCTTCCATAGCTTCTATGTTTAAATAATGATACTTACATTCAGGATCTTCCAATCTTTCCTTATCTTCTTTTAATCTTTCTTCATACCACTCTTTAGTAATTTCTTTAGGCAAAGGTGAACCAGAAAATTTTATAATATGTACATCATCTTTTGTAGGTATCATCTGTGGTTCTGTAGGAGTTAAAGATATCTGAGTGTGGCTATTATTCCACCATAACTCTTCCTCACACCACCATTTTTTTCCTGATATACTTCTTTGAGTCCATCCCAAAGCAACCAAACTGTTTTCTTTATTGTATGGAGAAGGGTCTTTACGATCCCCTCCTAAGTCAACTTCAAGGTCTATTATTACTACATACCCCTCTTCATCTTCATACCAATCTTCCATATTATTCTCCTGCAAATAGCATTATTAAAACTGTTATAAAACATATTCCTATGATGTATGCATGATTAAGTAATTCCATTACATCACCAAGTTTTCTAATGTCTTCATAGCTTTACTTCTTTTGCTACGTTCAACATCACCTAGAGGTATCAATCCTTTATCAGTAAGATAACCTTCAGGACCAGATGCTTTGTCAGAGGTAAACATTTCTACATACTCTCGTAGTCCTCCAATGATACCCATATTATTCTTTTTAACATAGAAGTACAAGGGTCTTGATACAGGGTACTTGCCAGTAGCAATGTTATCAAAGGTAGGTTTGTTGCCTTGAATTATACTACCTTGTATTTTGTCTCTGTTTGTGTCTAAAAAACTAAAACCAAAGATACCTAATATATTTTTGTTTGTTACAAGTTTATGAACAATCATGTTGTCATTCTCTCCTGCTTCTATGTACACACCATCCTCTCGTATAGTATGACACAAAGATTTATAGGCTTTCTTGTCTGTCTTCTTCATTGCCTTAACCCACTTAAAAGTTTTGCACCCACCTTCCATAGCCAACTCAACGAAAGCATCTCGTGTTCCTGACGTTGGTGGTGGGCCTAGTACTTCTATCTTTGTAGCAGGTAACATAGGATTTACTTGCTTCCATGTTCTATATGGATTGGGTATAGTTTTACCATCTTCTGTAGGTATATCCTTTGCTAGTGCAAGGAAGACATCTTTCAAAGACATACTAAACTTTTTAGCTTTTTTACTGTTAGCTAGAACTATACCGTCATACCCAACCTTTACTTCTAATATATTTCTAACTCCATTATTCATACACTTGTTATATTCTTTCTTCTTCATACGCCTAGATGCATTCGTTACATCAGCATATCTTAGATCCATACCAGAACAGAATATCTTCATTCCTCCTCCAGATCCAGTGCTTTCAATAACAGGAGTCTTGTATTTAGTTTGCTTACCAAAGTTCTCAGCAACTGTAGTTGCAAATGGATATACTGTAGATGAACCTACTACTCTTATTTGATTACGATCTTCTGCTAAACCCATTGATGTAGATGCAACAAAATATGTTAGTAGTAGTGTTAGTATAGTTGTTTTCATATATTATCTCCTTCACTTATAAAATATGTGATCACCAATTTGTCTCACTCTTATCTTGTACTTTGCCCACCAAGGTTTTACTTTTACACTATGGTAGTACATAGATCCTTTTACCACATCTTTCAGTCCATGTAAAGTCTTTTCTGCAACATCTACTGAATTTAAATATGCAGTCATATCTTTAGGTCTGTCACTTAATCCATCACAGTACCAACTGAATTGGCATCTATGTTTAATAGGATAATTAATAGACCACGAGTATGTTGGACCTTGCATTACCACTTCACAGATACTGTTAGGATATTTATTACTCTTTACTCTTTCCATTACTACTTGAGCTACAGCTACCTGACCTTCTATTGGTTGATCTCTAGCTTCATGATATATATTAAGTGCTAAACAAGCTAATCCTTCAAGCATATTATACCTCCTAGGTAATGTATCCCCCCGAAGGGGAATACTTCAATATCATATAATAATCAGTTTGTCAAGTTCTTTTTTAGGTTCCTCCATATTTTCTTGAAAAGGGTTTATCTTCCAACAATCACAATCAAGGCAAGTAATGTCAGGATCGGGGTGAAGACAACTCTTCATATCATTGAAGGTAGCATGAGGATATCCAGTACTAATCGACATATCTGGATACCTCTGGCTTAATCACAGTAGTACAAGTACCATGTTTACCACCTAGCTTATTCTTACTGACATAGATATGTCTGAGTCCATTGTCTGAACCACCTTCCTCAGTCTCTTTACCTATACCAATAATAAGATCTGCTTCGGCAGCTTTACCTACCCTTGCTCCTGCCATTTGAGTGAAGCGTAGCACAGTTCTACCATCTGCTTCGGCATTAGCCTGAGATACACCAATGATTGCACACTGATGCTTCTTGGATAACGTCCTAGCAGTACGATAGATCTCACCCAAACGTATGTCATCTCTGGCATGATTACCTCCGACTTGCATCTTATCTAGCTGATCAATGCCTAGTACATCAGGCTTGTGCTTGGCTAGTAACTGATCCAGTTCCTCCATCGAGGATACCTCATCAGTATTCAAGAACACACACTGACTAGAATATACATCCCATTGATTGTGTGCAGTAATAGTATCATTAGCAATCTCTTTGTCAGTCATGCCAGTGAACGAACTAACTGCTCTCAGTGCAGTACGCTCGACAGGCTCCTCATTACCTAGTATCATTACCTTTGCACCTTGGTTCAAGAAACCATCTGGCCCAAACAATGTAGATATCAGGAATGCAGTCTTGCCAGTTTCGACAAGAGCAAAGACAGCAGAGAAGGTCGAGGGTCCGATACCTGCACAGATTTCCCTGAGTCCTTTGAGGTTCCATTTGTACTTGGATACATCTTTAGTAGAGTGCAATAAAGATGCGACATCATGTTTAATCTCCTGTATAGTTTCTTTGGGCATGAAGTTCTGTTCGTACTTACCCAGTAATTCATTGACCTTGGTCAGGTCATTCACCTTGTTGTCCATCATCTTGATACCAAGATCAGCTAATTGTCTACCAAAGTAAACTTTAAACTGATCTCTGAGAACATCTTCTGCAACATCCTCACCGATATCATTTGACAATGTTCTAGTCAGCATCATCATAGCTTGTTTCTGGCTACTTGTCATAGTCCTAAACTCACTGAACAATACCTGCTCCACTTCAGCAGGGGTCAAGTCACGCCCATATCTTGCATGACCTAACTCAATGCTACGCCAGATCTTCTTGGCTTCATTCTCAAAGAAGTCCATTGCGATCAAGTGTCTGTTCTTCTCATAGAAGTTATGAGATAGAAATAGTCCTAATAAATCATTAGACATATTCGTTTGTATCCTTTCTTTGTGCAACACATATTGTATCGTTATGCGCTCCACCATGAGTTACCAATAGTATTTCTTCATAGTTACCAAACTTCTTACCAACTCCCATAGAGTTCCATCCAAAGGATAGCACAATACCATCAGGTTTGACAAGAGGTCTAATACGATCTTTTATTTTAGTATAGAAACTACTCTGTGTATCTTGTTGCGTAGTCTTTATACCACTAGCACTGTAGCACTCACTGATCTGTCTTGGACTGTATGGTGGATCATATAACACAACGTCAGCTTGTACTCCATCATCCAACAACATATCCAGAAAATCATCAGCTTTCATATGATAATGAGCATCTGTAATAGTATTTATATCATTAGTTATTGTACCATACTTACTATCTCTAGCAAAGGGATCTACAACAATTGGATTATTTCTATCTTCAGCAGAATATGCTAAACCAATCCAATGTTCCACAAACTCTTTAATAGGTTTCATGCTAAAGGTTTGACTGTTAGGCATTGAAAAGGCTCTATTGTATGTAGTCATTCTAATACTCCTTCTGGTTTCTCTTTAGGGTCAACATCAAGTAATCTTACTTCAGCTTTGGTAAATTGTCCAATTCTATTTTTCATTTGTATTGCCTTGGCAGATGCGTCTTTATCAAGACATACTATAACATAAGGATAGTTTACCACAATGTCAAGTATTGAATCAGATAAATTTGTACCTAGCAATGCAAGTCCAGTGCCATACTGCGATACAGCTACAGCAGAAGCACAGTCTTCAACGACATAACAAGTCTCACTATTACCACAAATAAAAGGTAAACCTGAGTTACCATACCTATGCCATTTACTCCAAGATCCTCCTAGCGTTCTACCAACAGCATCAACCACTTTATTTCTCCAAATAGTAGGAACGTTAAAGTTAGATGGTTGTGCCATGAAGATCGGAAATACTGCTCTGTCTAACTTAACATCATAGTATAACTGTACTTTATTAGTATCAATATTATTTCGTACACAATAATTTACCATTTTATTTGGGAAGTAAACAGAAAAATGTTCTGGTATCTCAAACTTATACTTATCTGTTTCGGCAGGTATGATAGATTTTTCTCTAACATACTTGCTTGATCCCACAACATCTTTCTTACCAGACACAGAACATCCTGCTTTGTAACAGTTATACAGAATACTTCCATCAACTCTAGTAGCAGTAAATGTACCATACCCACCACAACTAGGACAATTAATTCTTATGCCTTGATTGTCATCTATCTCGTCAAAGTCAGGTAACTCAATCATCCCACACCTTCCCTTTATGTGTATATGTTTCTATTGCCCTTTTACCTGCACGATAAACTGCTTTGTATTGATCAAACTCAGTAAAACCCATGACTCTAGCTACTTTAGCTGCTGTTTTTGGACTCCAATCAGAGTGACAGATCGCTATTGCTTGGACATGGTCATAATCGTCATCACTTATAGGCATTATATAACACCTTTCATCAGTTCTCGTTTAGTTCGTTTAGCTAATAGTTTTTTACGTCTTTTATTCTCAATTACTCGTTTATGGAATAATGGATCAGCTAAAGCTATCGCCATCAAGTTCCTCTTTTTTGATTGCTTCAAAGCCTTGGATGATTTCTGCATTGTCTTTATCCTCATTTTGTTTAACATCATTGTATATATCTCTAATATAGTCTTCAAGGATCTGATTGTCAAGATCCTCAAAGACTTTTATTTTACGCTTCAGTACTCTCATTATGCAACCAATTTTAGAAAAGCAGGATGCTCAATCCATTTCGCTACATCTTCATTACGCTTGAACTGACGCTCCAGAGTATTGTCATTAGCAGTCTGTCGAAAGCCGAAACGATCCTCATGTGAAGCATACTGAGTGAATGCAGAGTATACAGCCCATGCGTTTGCACCTCTTACACTGAACTCATCAAGTACAGAGTTAAGCATATTCTTAGATGCTCTCTCTGGTAATATGTCTTCAAGAGCAGTCTTGAGTGCATTAACAGATACATCTTTCTCTGCTAACTTCTGACACCATGCGTTGTGATCTACCCAACGATCATAGATACCTTCCATCTCGTGAGTGATACGACCCATATCAAAGTGCCTAGTATTCTTCTTGCGTATCTTACTGTAGTCACCAGTAACCATACCATTAGTGCAGAAGAAATCAATAGCACCACTGATCACATTGTTAGATGTAGATCCATCAACACCATGCCATGCATACAGAGACAGAGCAGTTTCAGTAGTGTGTCTGTTTGTCTCGACAGTAGCCTTGTGATTGTTGAAGACTACCTTCTCCAATGCCCAAGCACCATTACGAGATACCTTGGTATCAATACTGATATCATTCTCCAATGCTACTGAGTCATAGAAGTCATCATGTGTGAACCCTAACTCTTCAGCCCATGCCTCTCGTATTTGTCCAAAGAACTGAGGATGACTAACACCACCAAAGTCCTTACCGACAACACCGATAGCCTCATCAGTATCAGTACGAATAACATACTTACGTTCTGGAAACCTTTCTAGTGGAGCAAAGTCTATATCAAAGTCTGCATCACCAAAATTTTCTAGTACATTCATTCTTTATTCTCCTTTGAATAATTAATTAAAACTTCTCTTAATGTGGATGATAACTTATTTAATCTTTGTGTCAAGAACATTATCCATGCTATTGCAATTACTGTAACACCAAGTAATGCGATAAACAAGTAGAAAGTTATTGCAGTGTTAATCATAGTATTAATCTCTCCTCTCCTAATATAGGAAGTCATAAGCATTTAGTACTTTGGGTACTGATCTTTTATATCATAACGTAAAGCATTACGCAATATCTTTTTTTCTTTTTTAGTACCAATAAAATATACATAACGATGCTTTGCACTACGATTAATTCTATTAGTTTTGTCACCTAGATGGTGTCTAGAATGTTTACCATCCTTACCAGCTATATCTGTTCTAGGTTTAGTTGTACCAGTAAACAGGAAGTTAGTGGCTTGGTAAATGATACCTGCATGGTCTTGGGCAGTGTCGGCATATGATACAACTACCTTGGGTTTAGGTAATAGTTTCAATGACTTAGACACTAAGAACGATGCCTCGTTGGGTAGGTTATCTTTGAGTACCAACCTATTCAACTCGATGACATCAGACTTATGCTCCTCACCACAGATACCTTTGCACAGTGATGGTGAAGCAGGGCTACCATAAGATACCATGCCTACCATCTCATCATAACGATACAGACCATATGCATAACTGATTGATGGCATACGTTTAGCATAATGTATATTTAATATCCAATCCTTTGTAGCCTCGTATGGTATCTGTACTACTTCATACATATGTTGCATTTCATATCCAGTCTGGTTGTGGTCTATTTGTCCAATTAAGTATGTGTGCTTTGTCTGTTCTGTAGTATGCACGATAAGCATCTACATAGTCAAGTCTTTTATGCTCATCAGGCATACATTGTGGTGGTTCTGTATGTAATGTATAGTCCTCATCAAAGTTGTCATGGAACATATACTGTGAGATATTCTCTAGTATAGCAGTACTCTTGTGATCCTTACCGTATCTATACTTGTACTCCCTACCTATAGATAGTCCATGCAATACAGCCCACATCATGTTAGCATCATTCTCTCGTACCCATACAGTCATAGGATGGTTCTTGTAGGCAGACTTGTATATGTTATCTAGAATAGGCTCATCACCAAAGCACCATTCATGTATAGCAGTACTACACATCTGGGCAGTCTCCAGTACCATCTTAACAACGTGTTTGTCACATAATTGCATAGCTGACATAACAGGGCATTTGTCTATAAAGAATATGTTCATGTATTTCTCCAGTATTATTTGTATGAATAATCCCAAGTTTAACATATTATATTAATATTGTAAATAGTATTAATAATTTAACTTGCTAGGC